GTGTTCAAGACCCTCCGAAGCCTTTTTGGCCTCGAAACAAAATCCAGCCTCGCATTGCCCGATGCAGTGCTACTCGATCTGCTTGGCGCGGTCCCGTCCGCTGCCGGCGTTCGCGTCACGCCGCGCACCGCTATGGCTTGTGCGCCCGTCGCGTGCGCCGTCAACGCGATCTCGCAAGCGATCGGCCAACTCCCGGTTCACACCTATAAGCGCGGCACCGACGATGCGCGCGACCGCGCGACCGATCATCCCGCCTACAAGCTTCTGCGCTCAGAAGCGAACCCTTGGACGCCAGCCAGCAAATTCCGCGAGGAAGTCACCCGTGACGCCTTGCTGCATCCGAACGGCGGCTTCGCGAAGATCATCCGCGTGGACGAGGGCAAGCCGTTTGAGCTGATCCGTCTCGATCCCGAAGTTACCCCGGTCACGGTCAAGCAAACTACGGACGGCCCGGTCTACACCATTCAGGAAGACGGCAAGACGCTGCCGATCGACCGGCAAGACATCCTCCATATTCCATCGCCAACGCCTGCAGGCCTTGCGCACGACGCGCGCGAAGCGATTGGCATCTGCATGATCATGGAGCGTTACCGCGCCCGCATGTTCGCAAATGGCGTTCGTCCCGGTTCGCTCTTGATCGATAAGTCGAACAAGACTGGCAGCGCGGACAGCTCGATCAACCTTAAGCGAGTCTTCGAAGCGAGCTTTCGGGGCGATGGTGTCGGCGGCGTGGCCGCACTGCATGGCGACATTGCATATCATCAGCTCACGCTCAGCAGCGTCGATGCTCAGTATCTGGAGCTTTGCAAGCTACAGATCGATGAGATTGCCCGCTTCTTCCGCGTGCCGCCGCATATGCTTTATGAAATGGGCCGCGCGACGTGGGGCAACTCCGAAGAACAGCGTCAGACCTTCCTAGATCTCACGTTGTCTCATTGGATTGGCGCTTGGGAGGGCGAACTGCGGCTCAAGCTGTTCTCCGAAGATGAGCGCGACGCGTATTACGCGGAATTCAATGTCGAGGCATTTGTCCGCGCAAACTACGCGGCACAAATGGAAGGCCTGACCAAGGCCATCGCAGCTCGCATCCTCAATCCCAATGAGGCACGCGCGAAGCTCAACTTGCCGCCCTATGCAGCCGGCAAAGAATTCATCAATCCGAATGTTCAGACAGCGGTGGCAGCATGAACACCGCACACACCGCATACTTTGGCGATGCCGAATATCAGTTCAAGCTCTCCTTTGCGATGGTGAAGGAGCTGGAAGGCAAAACTGGTCTCCCGGCTGCCGTCCTGTTCGCGCGCATCTTCAATCGACAGTTCGCCATCACGGATCTGCATGAGCTGATCCGGTGCGCTCTCATTGGAGGCGGCACCGCGCCTAAGCGTGCCGCTGAGCTGGTCGCGACGTATGCGGTCGATCGTCCCCTCGCTGAAATCTATCCGCTTGCTGAGCGCATTGCTGAGATCGCTTGGCTCGGATCTCCCAATGAGAATTGAAATGGACCAATTTGAGCTCAAGGCAACGCTGAGCGTCTCGGATGCTGGCGAGATCGTCGGCAACGCTTGGCCTTTCGGCTCAGCCGATAGCACCGGAGACATTATCACCAAGGGCGCATTTGGCTCGATCCTGCCGGATCTCCCCATCCTCTACCAGCACAATCCGGCCGATCTCATCGGGACGTGGAATGAGGTAGGCGAGACTTCCGAAGGCCTCATCGTCAAGGGGCAGCTCCACCTCGATCTGCCACGCGCGCGAACAGTCCGCACTATGCTGCGCAGCGGCTTGATCTCCGGTCTCAGCATCGGCTTTCGCACCAAATCGTCAACCAAGCGCGGGCGCAATCGCGTGATCGCCGCTCTCGATCTCGCTGAAATTTCGCTTGTCCGCGACCCGGCGCACCCACGCGCCCGCATCCTTTCCGCCAAGTCGGAAAACACGGCATTCGCCGTAGCCGAAATTATCAATCGCGCCACGGCAGCGCTTAAACTCTGAGGTCTATCTGAAATGAACGCCACTGCACTCGAATTTAAGGATACCGGCGAGGGTCACGACGATCCCGCCGCTCTGGTCACGAAAGCGCTTATTGATTTTCAGCTCGTTGTCGATGATCGTCTGAAGGCCCTTGAAACCAAAGGCGCCAATGACAACAAAGTCGCCGATCGCCTGAACAAGCTCGAAGCGAAGATGAACCGCCCCGGCGCCGACGCGACCGGCGAGGGCGATGCCAAGCTCGAAACCAAGGCCTTCAACGCATTCCTGCGCAGCGGCGTTGCGGGGCTGGACGACATCGAAAAGAAGACGCTGAACGCTGGTGCGCCGGCTTCGGGCGGTTATGTGGTCGCGCCGGAATACTCCAGCTCGATCATCGAAAAGCTGCTGCAATTCTCGCCGCTGCGGGGTCTTGCCTCCAGCATGACAATCGGCGGCACCGAGATCTACATTCCGACGCTGACCGGCAACATTGCCGGCGGGTGGGTTACGGAAACCGGCCCGCGTCCTTCGACCGAACCGACTTTTGGTCAGGAGAACTTCAAGGTGTTCGAATACGCCGGCTATGTGCCGGTCTCGAACCAGCTTCTCGAAGATTCCTACGTCGATCTGCAGGCGTTCATCCTCAACCATATCGTAAAGCAGTTCGGCAAGGCGGAAGCTACGGCCTTCATGCTTGGCGATGGCAATGGCAAGCCGACTGGCTTGCTTCACACCCCGACTGATTTTGCTGCAGTGACGGCTGACGCCGATCAGAGCGACATCATCGCGAAGGTGATCGAGGCGTTCTACAAGCTGCCCGGCGCCTATGCTGCCAATGGTTCCTGGCTGATGCGCCGCGAGACGATGGGCGCCATTCGTGCGGCTGCCGACAATGCCAGCAAAGGCACGCTCTGGAGCGACAGCCTCGCCAACGGCACGCCGGCAACGCTGCTTGGTCGCCCGGTCTATGAGTCCGTTGATATGGACCTGATCGCGGATGCGAAATTCCCGATCGCCTTCGGTGACATGTCGTCGGCTTATCAGATCGTCGATCGTGTCGGCGTAGGCGTTCAGCGCGACGACCTGACCGGTGCTGACAACGGCATCGTCAAGTTCCGTGCCCGTCGTCGTGTCGGCGGTGCGCCGCTTCTGCACGAAGCCATGGTTCTCGTTAAGGCCGTGGCGTAACGATTATGCGGCTCGCAGACGAAACCACCTTCACTTTGGGGCACGAAGTAATCACGCTTCGCGCCTCCCTGCGGGCTGCTATCCGGCTTGAACGGCAGTTCGGTGGCTTTGACAAAATCGTCAAGGCCATCGCTGCCGGCAATCTCTCTGTTATGTCCACCGTCATCCGCGAAAGCTCGATCGGCAAGACTGATCTGGCAGACTTGCTCGATTGCGGCGGCGCGCTCTCGATCAAGGTCGCCATCGATGAGCTGCATGAACCATTGACAAAACACGTCATGGCTCTCGCAGGCGTTGACCCAGACTCACCGGCTCAAAAGTCGCCCGTAGGCGAGGCGGTGCCTTTCCCAGACTTCTATGCGCGCCTTTATCGCATCGCTACCGGGTGGCTTGGGTGGTCGCCGGATGACGCATTGAACGCCACGACCACTGAAATCCTCGAAGCGCACAAAGGGCGTGTCGAGCTGCTGGGTGCCATCTTCGGCAACGGCAAGAAAGACGACGGTGATAAGGCCGTCGATCTGTCTAAGGGCCGTATGGATAAGTCCACCCGCGATCGGCTCAACGCTATCGGCAACATGCAGAACCGGATGATGCCGCAATGCCCATGAAACCATCGCGCATATGCGCCTGCGGACGCGTCGTTAAGTCGGGCACCGTTTGCCGCTGCCAGCGCATTTATCGGGCAGAGGCTGACAAACGCCGCCCATCGGCATCGCAGCGCGGCTATGGCCACAAGTGGCAAGTGGAAAGCAAAGCCTTCCTAGCCCAACCTGAGAACAGCCGCTGTGCATGCGGCTGTGGCCGTGTCGCGGACATGGTGGATCATATCGTCCCGCATAAGGGCGATCAGAAACTCTTTTGGAGCCGTAGCAACTGGCAGCCCATGGCCGGCTCGCCTTGCCACAGCTCTCGCAAACAATCCCTCGAACGTAAGGCAGGATCGCGCCATGGGCATTAAAGGCCAGATGATCACGAATGCAGGTGAAACCAAAACAGTGAGCGAATGGGCTCAGCTCACCGGTCTGCCTGCGCAGACGATATACAAACGACTGGCTGCCGGTCTGCCAGTAGACCGGGTGCTTGATGCTAAGCGCCAACCAGTAGGTCGCCCACGCACAAAGCGCATGCCGGTAAAGGCAAAGCCGCGCTTTCAGTCCGATGCACTCAACATGATTTATGAGGACATGAAGGCACAACAGCGCACACTATACCGGAACATCCGCGCCTTTGTTCGGACCATCGAAGATCAAGCCGCCGGCCAGCGTCTCACGCTTGAGCGCATTCTTGAAGAGCGGACCGCACCGCCTGCCGATCTAGGCCGGGGGGTAGTCTTCAACTTTGACGACGAGCTGTCTGACCGGTTGTTCTCCACCGCGCAAGATCGCGGCTAATTGGAGTTTTTTCACTTGGTCACGCTAGAAAGCATGAAGGCGCATCTGCGCGTCCTGGACGATTCCGAAGACGCCTTGATCGCGGAGAAGATCGCGGTCGCCGCCGATTGGGTGTCGAAATACACCGGCATTCCCGTCGATAGTGATGACGTGCCGCCGATGGTGGCGGAAGCCGTGCGTCAGCTTGCCGGCCAGCTTTACGCCGTGCGAGAGGCCGCATTAGTGGGCGTGAATGCCCAAATGATGCCGTTCGGCATGCTGGATCTGCTCGAACCCTACAAGAAATGGGCCTGCTAATGGCCTCAGATCCAAGTTTTGAGCTGCAGATTGCTATCCGCGAATTGCTCTTGGAGAGCGATGACGTGGCTGCGATCGTCCCGGCTCAACACGTCATCGACGCAACGAAGCGGCCCGAGCTGTTCCCGCGCATCAACATTAGCGTTGGTCAGGTGACGTTCGATCGCTTCTTTTGCACCGCACATGCCGATCTTCACCTATGGGCGCGTGAGGAAGGTTCGGAGACGGTCGCCGCACTCAGCAATGCCGTGATCGAGGCGGTCAGTGTCGATCCGCAAATGGATGGCATTCTCCGGTTGCCAAGTTTCGTCTGCCATCAGCTTTCGGTCGATAGTGCTCGCCGCATTCCCGACCCGGAAACCGAGATTAGCCATGCGGTGGTGTCCCTGACCGCTACCCTTAAGGCGGGCTGACATGCGCGCCGGAAGCCTCGATCGATTGATTGCCATCGAACACGCGACCGTTGCCGTGAACGACGCCGGGACGCCCAAGAAGACTTGGGCGACGCTGCGCAAAGCATGGGCGCAAGTTCTGCAGCTCTCTGCCGATGATCGGGAAGGGGGAACCGGCAGCGCCACGGAACAGCGCGTGTCCTTCCGTATCCGTTGGTTTGCCGGCCTGACCCTTGACCATCGCATCATGTTTGACGGCGGCGCGTTCACCATCAAGAGCATCAAAGAGCTTGGTCGCCGTGAAGGCTACGAGCTGGCCTGTGAGCGCGCTGGATCATGAAGGGACGTAAACCAGAGCTGCTTTCTGATGCGGGCGCAATCGACGCCGTAATCCCGCCTCCTAGCTGGCTGTCAAAACACGCCAAAGGAGAATGGCGCCGCGTCATGCCAGAGCTGGCAAAGCGCCGCATCCTGACATCGGCCGATCTCGGCAGTCTCGAAAGCTACACGATCGCAATCGGTCGGGTGCGCGAGCTTGAGTTGCTTTTGCGCGCCGGCATCGATGCCAAGCTTTTCCGCATGCAGGACCAAGCCATCAAGACGGCCCGGCAGCTCGCCGCTGAGCTGGGACTGACTCCGGTTTCCCGGTCCCGCCCATCTGTGCGCGACAACAGCAACGATGACGATGACGACAGCCCGCTCAACGTATCCTGATTGGCTGTATGACGGCTCCGAGATTCCTGACCCGTTCGGCTATGGCGAGCGGGCGGTCGAATTCTTGCGCCGGCTGAAGCATCCAAAGAGCAATCTGCCAAAGCGGGCGTTTCAGCTTGATCCGTGGCAGGAGCGCATCGTTCGCCGGATCTATGGACCGCGAAAGGATGACGGCTCCCGTATCGTCAACACAGTCGTCATTTTGGTGCCGCGAGGCAACCGGAAGACATCGTTGTCGGCAGCATTGGCTTTGCTGCACACCATCGGTCCCGAATTGGTGCCGGGCGGCGAGGCCATCTTTGCGGCTTCCGATCGGACACAAGCCGGCATCGGTTTTCGGGAGGCGCGAGGTATCGTCCAAGCCGACCGGAAGCACCTTGTTCCGGTCACCAAGGTCTATGACGCGCACAATTCGGCAAAGAAGATCGCCTATCCGCGCGAGTCCACCGAGTTGATCGTCGTTTCGTCCGACGCTCCCGGTCAAGAAGGCCGCACGCCTGCATTCGTCCTGGCTGATGAGATTCATGTCTGGCGCGGCACCGATCTTTGGAAGGTGCTGACCAATGGTCTCGACAAGACCGATAACAGCTTATTGGTAGTCGCCACCACGGCGGGACGTGGCCAAGAGAACATTGCCCATGAGGTGATCGAGCGCGCCCGCAAGGTTGCGCGCGGCGAAATCAGCGATCCGTCTGTGCTGCCGGTGCTGTTTGAGGCCGATCCCGAATGCGAATGGTCAAGCGAGGCCGAATGGCAGCGGGTTAATCCCGGCAGCTCCCATGGCTATCCCTCGATCGACGGCTTCCGCCGGCACGTCACGCGCGCAAAGGACAGCCCGACCGAGTTGAATAGCCTTAAGCAATACAAGCTCAACATCTGGCTCGATCACTCGACATCGCCGTTTGTCGATATGCGGATCTATGACGAAGGCAGCGAGCCTATCGACGTTGAGGCGTGTGCCGGCAAACCGTGCTGGGTCGCGGTCGATATGTCCAAGACGACGGATCTTTCAGCCGTGGTCGTGTGCTTCCGGGATGGCGATACCTATACGGTGCTGCCGCATTTCTTCTGTCCCGAAGCGGACATCCGCAAGCGTGGTGACATCGATGGCGTTGATTACGTCCGATGGTCGAAATCCGGGTATCTGACGGCTACGCCGGGCGACGTGATCGATAACAGCGCAGTTGAGCGCTACATCCGTGAGCTTGCAGAGCGCTACGACGTCCGAGGGATCAATTTCGACGTGGCATATGCGCAGGCGGTTATGGCTCCACTGGTTGCCGATGGCTTCGAGGTGCACACCATGCGGCAGGGCTGGGTTACCCAGTCGCCGGCCTTGAACGAGCTGGAGCGCGCGATCATCGGCCGTAACTTCCGCCATGGCGGTCATCCGGTGCTGCGTTGGTGCTTTTCGAACGTGGCCATTCACACCGATAGCGCTGGCAATCGCGTGATGCACAAGGGCAAGAGCACCGATCGCATCGACGGCGCCGTGGCCACTTGGATGGCAGTTAGCCGTGCGGCAGCCGGCGAAAATCACACGTCTCTCTATGACAACGCTGAGGAAGTCGAGCGGATGCTCGAAATGTTGAGGGCAGCATGACGCCGGATCAACTGCAGCGCTACCTCGAAAGTCTGCCAGAAAAGCTAGAGCGCGAGATCCAAGCGGTCACGGAGGCGCAAGCGCAACGCCTTTCCGATGCTCAGCGTGCTGAGCTGCAATCACAACAGCAATCCCCGGATGAGACCGGCGATCTGCAGGCATCCTGTCGCGTCGAGAAACGGGAGGATGGCATTCACGTCGTCGCAGGCGGTGAGGGAACGACAAAGGAAGTCCGCACCGGTAGCAGCGAGCCATACGACTACGCGCTTAGTTTCGAGTTCGGAAATAGTCGGCAGGCTGCGCGACCGTTTTTCTGGAGCACCTACCGGGTGCTCAAACCAAGCATCGATGAAGAAATCAGCAAAACGATAGAGCGAGTTTTAGATGACCGATAATGCAGTGAAACCGATCAAATGGGCGGGCGGCGAGCACGGATTTACCCTCAACCATCCGTGGGTGAAATCCTATCTCAAGATCCGCGGCTTGCCGGGGGAGAACGGTTCGTCGCCGGCTGCATGCTGGTCGCGGTTCGAACAGGCCAACTATACGCCCGACGACATCGAGCGCGTCATCTATCTGGGCCTGATCGGTGCGGGCCTGACCATGCGCGAGGCGGACGATCTGATTGAGCGGCACGTCGAGGACCGCCCGGTGCTGGAGAATGGCAGCACCGCATCATGGATCCTTGCATCGCTGTTTGTTGAGAATGCCGGCACTGAGCTGGAGGTCGCGTAATGGTCGCGCCGTCGCTCGATATCAAGCTCAACTCGCCGGATATTTCCGCCTTCAAAAATAAGATGACGGAGGCTGGCAACCACACCGGCACGGTCGCGCGCGGCATCGCGAAGCAATTCTTGGATATGAATGCGAACATTCGGGACGGCTTGCTTGCGTCGGTCTCCAGCATGGCGCTAGGCGTCGTCGGTCGCATCGCACTTGTCGTCGGCGCGTTTAAGCTCATGGGCGATACGATCTCGGCTGTGCGTGGCCAGATCCAATCCATGACAGAGATCGCCGAGAAGTCGCAGGCGACAGGTTTCTCGCCTGAGTTCTGGCAGTCGTGGGTGTCTGGCGCCAAGGGTGCCGAGAAGCAGGTTGAAGCATTTGAGGGCGCGCTGCAGAACGCTTATCAGGCATTGAAGCCGGTCCTTAACCCGAATTGGTCGGTCTGGGATGAGGGCTTGAAGAAAGTCACGGCGGTTGAGGATGCTATGCGCGGCATGCGCGAGCTGTTCACGACCGACCAAGACTTTTCCGGCTTTGATATGTTCCGCAACGCCAAGACGCAGGACGACCAGCTTTTGGCGGCGCTGACCTATATGAAGCAGCTTAAGGGTATCGGTCAGGAGATCGCCGCGATCGACCTTGCGGAAAAGCTATTCGGCTCGACCTTCGCGGACAAGATCCGGACCAACCAGATCTCGATTGATCAGATGCTGGACAACATCAAGGCGAAGTCGCCGGATGCATTTTCCAATGAGATCGTGTTACGAGCGAAGGAGCTGGACACTCAGCTCAAGAATGCCTGGCACACGGTCGATCAAAATCTCCACCCATCACTGGAGACGCTGGACAGCCTTGCGCTCAGCCTCAAGTCGGTCTGGGTTGAGATCGTTGAGCTGATGGCGCGCGGCTCCAAGCTGCTCAATCCCAACATCACCGGCACAAATACGATCGTCGGCACGCTGAGCGCCACCGGTGAGCCGGGTTTTCAAACGCACATCTTGAATGGGGAGGTGACCCAAGATCAGAAGCTCACACCGGACGTTCAGCGTGTCGAGATCACGGGTGGCAGCGAGCAAGTGCCGATGCCACGGCGCCGGCCAAACGATATCCCCAAGCCGGCGCCAACGGCGACGGGAGGTGTCGATCGGTTCGAAACTTCTGCCGAGTCGATCGAGCGGCGTGTCGCGGCGCTGAGGGCGGAAGCACATACCCTCGATCTCAGCGCGGGCGCCCGCGACAAGGCGCGCATCGCCGCCCAGTTGCAGGCAATGGCCACGCAAGCCAATGCCGCCGCTGGGCTGGGCGAGAACGTCGTGACCGCCGAACAGCGGAAGCGGATCGAGGAAGTTGCCGACGCCTACGGCAAGGCATCCGATGCCATCGCCCGCGCCAAGGTCGCAGGAGGCATCAGCTTCGGTCAGCAGACCGGGATGTTCTCGCCGGAAGACGTGGCAATCGCCCATCAGCTTCGCGAGATCTACCCGGACGTGGCAACCGCGATGGCCAGCGTCGAAGCGCAGGCGATGCGCACGAACAATGCAATGCAGGGCATCTCCGCAACCATGTCCTCCAGCATGACAAGCGGCTTTGCCGACATTTTGGACGGCACCAAGTCCGTTTCGCAAGGCTTTGCCGACATGGGCCGAACGATCGTGCGAGCGATCGAGGAAGCCATCATCAAATTGCTGATTGTTCAACCGCTGATGCGCATGCTGGGCGGCGCTATGGGAGGCATGGCCGGTGGAGGGGCAGGAATCATCGGCGGTCTGCTAGGATTCGCGGATGGTGGTTTCGTTTCCGGCCCCGGCGGTCCCCGCACAGACTCAATCCCGGCGCGGCTCTCGAATGGCGAGTTTGTCGTGAACGCCCGCGCGACGGCGGAACATCGGCCGCTGCTAGACGCGATCAATTCCGATCGGGTGCCACGCTTCGCAGATGGTGGCGTCGTCGGCAATGTGCCCGCGCCGGCCGGCGGCATGGTCAGCAATATCGGTGGCACGACCGTCGCGCCCACCGTCAACGTTACCGTGCAGGGATCACCGGGCGCATCGACGGCCGATCATGCGGCCATGGGTGAGACGATCGCCAAGCAGATCGGACCCGCCATTCAACAGCTTGTCGCCAAAGAGCTGCGCACCCAATCGCGACCGGGTGGAATGTTCAAGGGAAACTGAGCCTTAGCAGAATCCGGCGCAAGCCGACGCGGGGCCGCTATATTTAATGCCGGAAAAGAAAAGGCGGCCCGATCGGAAAGGGCCGCCTTGTAGAAGGAGTTGATCGAAGTGACGAGCCAGAGCCACCGCGACTGCATTCAATATAGCAGTTCGCACGCCGATTTGCCGGCTGACGGACCGACAAAGCGGTCCAATATTGTGCCGGCGCCCCGGTCCAATAAAGTCCATGCCGTCAAAGCGAAACGATCCGCTCAGCGCATTCGCCGAACACCTCTCAAAGACAAGCAAACCGTTGAAAGGATTCGCGCTTTCGCGAATGCTTTGGATAGGGGCGTGCCTTCGATCAGCAACCTACCTCATAGCCCGCTTTCAGTTGCACAATCCCCTTCACCCACCCCCTGCATCAAAGCACCTATAAGCCTGCCTAAGGGATCAAACGACAACCTAGTGGAATGGGAGAAAACCGGAAGCCTGACCAAGCTCACTGCAGCTACATGGTCTCTGCTTACAGAGGAAAGGCAGCCGGTCGCGTTTTCTTTCAACCTGACACCTGAAAGCGAAGCTGCAGCCAAGGCCAACGCGAGCGGCCCCATCGATTGGCTAAAGCGTCGGCTCGACAAGCAGCTCACTAAACGGTTCGGCAAGGGAGGCATCCCGTATTTCTTTGCCCTCGATATCGAGGAAGGCCGGCTGCATATCCATGGTTCGTTTTTGCCGCTCAAGGGCAGCGAGTATCATCATGATCAAGTGCGGGATGCCATGAAGGCTGCTTGGGGCGTCTGGCGCCTTGGAGATGGAAGGGAGAACCCAAAGCAGACCGACTTCCGGCCGCTCTATAGCGACGGCTGGATATCTTACGCGCTTCTGGAGCGCCGCAAGGTTGCCAAGGCCATTGGCGACGATCGCACCTTTACCATGACCAACGATCTGCGCAGGGATGCTCAGCGCACCTACAACGAAATCCGCGACCTTATGAGTCACCCTGAATGGGCATGGTGGCGCTCGCTTTAATCCGATGCTGACACCGTGACGGCGGGCAAAGAGCCGCCCGCCGACCACGATTGCCCTATCACCCAAAAACCTTGCGCCTCCAATTCCGCCACTCGATCGCGAGCCTTCCGAGTGGCGTCTTGAAATCGAACTTAAGCTCTGTAGCTGAGATCGACTCTCCGGTCCTTCGATCAGGTGGCGCGGGTGCGATTTTTTGCAACACCTCTCTGGGAAATGCAGGAGAGGCGTAATTTTGAGCTGGGACTACCCGGCTCGGGTTTGACGGTTTCGGCTTCTCGGGGGTAACTTCCATTTGTGACTCACTCCTAGAGAGTTGGGTTGCATTCTTGAGGCCCCCCAACGCTCGCCAAAGTGAAGAGGGGGCCTCGATCTTTTTATGCTCCGCTCAAATCGAAGCGGCCTAACTTATGGTCGGCTATTGCCCTCAGGCTGCGCAATGCGTTCCGAGTGTAAAGCTCGACTCATCTTCGTGCACTTGCCTCAAGGGTAGGCGAGTTTCAGTGGCTCTCAAGGACCACGCGAGCATTTGTCTGCGCTGTGACTCGAACGACACTAACAGTGGGGATAAGCTGTGATTGTCCGATGCGGGAGCGGGAGCTTTAGAAGGTGACGCTCGCTCGGCTTTCATTCGGACCTGGAAAACTAACACGTAAGTCAATACTGACTGTATAAGCTATTGAATTCATTCAAAAATATGTATTGACGCGATTCCGCGAATAGGCGAATCCTGTGCCCGCATCATCACTGCAGGGCAGGGACCATGACTGACGAACCGAGATATTACGGCGACGACCATTACCGCGCGCTTGTCGCGGCCCTAATGCGGATTGCACCGGTAGCGCCGTCGCTCAGTATCGAACCCTGCGCGGTGACCGGCCGCATCACAGACAATGAGGTGAAGATCGCGCTGGGTGAACGTCTCAACGTTTGGCGGAAGCGATCTTGCCGTATGTCGAGCACCCGCTGCCGATGGCCGTTGCAGTTTCGTGCGGCAGTGTTGCGCACTAGCTACAGTCATAAAACGCAGTGCAGCAAAAAACCTAAGTAACGGTCGGACTGCGCGAATTCGCAATTCTTGCCATGGCGTTTGCCATGGCAACTCAAATGCCGGTTGCGCCAATTTTCAACATTCCCGGCAAAGTGGAAAAACTGCCACGCGCATTCCTATTTTTTGTGTGGTTCATGACGAGCCTCACTAATCACGAATGAGGCACGCGTTGATCGATCTAAACGGACTGCACCCAGAGCTGACCCCGCATGTAATGCAAGCCCCATTGGGGAGGGGAATCTATCACCCTCTCGTCTTTGTGAGGGGCATTGACCACCCGTTCTTTCTGCAGCCTATCGAAGGCTGCACAAACTGGATCGAATACGCGAACTATTGCCTCGCGCAAAAGCAGGCGATGATCGGTCAGGCTGTCGCAGAGCGTGATTGGCACACTTACATTTTCGCCCATGAACGTCCCCATCGCTTCGATGCTATCCGAACAATCATAGCCGAAGGACACGCATCGATCGATGATCTTTGGACAGTCATCGGAGACGCGTGGTCCGACAGCGAGAATATCTGGAAGTTCTCAAACGATTGGCTGATGCTGTGGCAAACAAAATCCCGCAAGCGGCACCTTGTCATGGACAAAGAGGACCTCGCCGTCTGGCGATCGCTCCCGGATAGGCTCACAATCTATCGCGGTGTTGGTAGCGAAAACGATTGGGATGCGGAAGAAGAATGCATATGGGGACTGTCGTGGTCCCTCGATCGCCAGCAAGCAGTCTGGTTCGCACATCGCAGCGCATCTGGGCGCAAATGTCCGTTCATTGCAACCGCCTCGATTCGAAAGCGCCATTGCTTCGCGTATTTCGACGGGCGCAAAGAAAGCGAGATCGTCGTCAACCCGGCGAAGCTGCCATTGCGGTTCGATTTGAAGAAACTGAGGAGGAAGAACAAATGAGCCCTTTGCGAGCCAAACCTACATCACCGATCGAGCGCGACCATTGGGTATTGAGAAAGTCTTTGACGCCCGGACCGATGAAAGTCGAGTTGATGATAAGGGGGCAAGCCTCTTTCGAGTTGAGCTACCTTGCGTGTCAGGCGCTATCGGAAGCCCTTCATGAAGCTCCGACTAGGCCGGGTGAGACCTTCCAGATGGACGATGGTCAGGAGAGGCTCGAAGTTCGAACGCATGAACTTCATACTGGCAAGACGCGAGGTCAGGTTTGCCTACGGATAGCGCGTTGGATCGGCGGTGATGAAAAGGCGGTGTCGTTCGTTTCGATGGAGGACGCGCCCATGTTGCTTGATGACCTCTTGGCACCTTTTCGGTGGGACTAGAAGCTCGAGAAAATCAGTATGACTTGGGAAAGGGCGTGGGCAACCACGCCCTTTGTCGTTACTCTCACCATCGGTGCGAGGAACAATGCGGCAATAGCCAGGGGCGGGCGGCGCGTGACGGATGATATCAACAAAATCAAACCGGTCAAATTTCCAAAGGTCTGGCTCACCTATCGACGCCGAATCAGAAAGGATCTTGATAGGGCCTTTGCCGAAGAAGGGGCCGAACAACATTTCAACCCGGACTACGTGAACAAACTCGGCACGCAGGCCAAGCAGCTTGAAGAGTGGCTGATCAAGCTACTTATATTTCAGATAGCTCTCACGTGTTTTCAGATAATTGGTTTCTTCGGCGCAGATGCTCAGATCTCGCTATTTGGGATCACGCTCCGCCAAGCCGCTGGCGTAAAAGAGCTGCTGTTGGGACTTTACGCTCTTACTTCCTTAATTACGTGGTGTGCCCTAGCGTCGCGCGACACTACGTTGATAGTCGCAGAACGCGTGGTAGAGCTGACAACGGACGAAAAGTTCGTTCATTTTGCTAAACTCGCCGCCCCAACAGCTTTCAATTCAAAATTTTACGGCACTCGCTCATATGAAGACTGGATCTTCCCGACGAGGACGAACAAGGCATTCTTCTGGCTAGTTGTCTGGTTTGCACTATTGTTGTTCGGGCTTTTCCTCTTGTTCTCGGTCGCCGTCAATGTCGTGTTCTTTATAGAGATCTACCGCAACCCGACGCTCGGGCGCTGGTCTGAAGTTCTGTTAGGATTTGTAGCGTTGACCACATTATTTGGGGGGCTTCTCATCGTTCGGCTTTACTGCCCGATGAGATATGAGGACAACAGCATCAACCTTGAAATTGAAGCCCTGAAAGAGACGGATCCGCGGCTCTATCAGCGCAAGATTCAGGAGGTTTATGGACTTGGCTCAAAGTATCGAAAATTTACCGTCCGATATCGGTTCGGCCGCGGTCTTCTCGAAATAAAATCGAAGCTATTGTCCCCATTCAGGCGCAAGCGGAGTTTCTAAGTTATCAGATAGGATCAGACCACTGGACGTCTATTGCGTAGTCAGTGTCGGACAGCTTCGCTTGATAAATGGGGAGAGGCGTTGAGCGCCTTTCAGTAATGGCTTTCAATCGTATCAGGGCGTCAGATGAGAAGCGAGGCCCGACGATCAAGCCTGCTAGTTCTCGCGGGTGGAAAAGAACTTCGTTTAATTGGCTTAATAGCCGCTCCTCCTCCTCATATGACCATTCAACCGATTTCGTTAGGAATGCTCTGCGAAAGAAAGAGACTCGGTTCAGATGCTTGGTCTCGTTCGGAGTGAGTCTTTCAAGCATTTCGCTGAGCAAAACGATTGGACGCTGTCTGTCGTAAGTTACCGATGAGATAATGCCAAAAACTGTGCTGATGTTGGGGCGAATGACAAAATGGTAAGCAAGACCCTTGTATCCTCCAGCATAGTGGCTCCAGAGAAGCTGGGATGAGATGCGTCGGCTAAAAGACGCGATATGTGTAACGTCGCCGCTTGTGATCAAAGCTGACGAGAGTGACGTTATTACCATCTGCGCTCTGTCTTTGCGGTTCAACGGGTTGCCGTCCTCCCCAACAACGTGACCCAGAATATTGCTAAGCGTTGTTGTATTGTTTTGCTTGGCGAGATTATCAAGCGCCGCGGTGATCTCATTAGCAGGATCTTGGAGATCGTTGACTACGATCGGATTGTTATCAAAAGGGTCATTCAGGAAATTTGCTCTAGCCAGAACAAGTCGGTTCTCAAGAACTGTTTGTTCAAGATACTGCCAGGCAATGTCATTGTCCAAGCCGACATACCGGAAGAGGGACGTATACGGCAGCTGCAGAAGTCCGGTGCGAGCTGCAGCAAATCTGGAAGCGATATGGATCGCATCAAGTGTATCAAGTGGCATCGATGTTCTCGCTCCTATAAACGTTTATACGTGTTTCAAAGCCGGTAGCCGATCGCCTCGACCATCTTAACACGCTCGCTCAAGATGCCTTCCGGCATGATCCCATACTTGCCAGTCGTCGTCGCCTTTGTGTGCCCAAGCAACATGTTGAACTGCTCATCAAGGTAGCCGGCGCGCCGAAAGGCGTCGGCTGCATTGTGACGGAAAGAATGAAAATTGTTCGACTTGTCGGTCTTCACGCCGATTGAACGAAGATAGTCATTAAAGAACGACGACGCCTCACCTGAGATGAAGCCGCGCTTGTCAGGCACCAATTCAGGGAACAGGCGGTCCTGCCGGAAAGCAATCTGGCGTGCATGAAATCTGAGCAGTCCCATCTCGATCAGCTTCGGATGAACCGGCACAACGCGTTCTGACCCGCCCGTTTTCACCGACTTAGTGCGGGAGCCTTGCTCGCTAATGTGGAAAATCCATACGCCATGGAGCTGTCGAACGTCGTTCGTCAGTAGCTGTGCGATCTCGCCTAAGCGTGCGCCCGAATAGATAGCGATCAGCGGTATCCAATAGCGCCAGTCTCGGATCTGCTCTGTCCCGACCTCATGCTCTCGTTTGTTTCCCGCACATTTATGGAATAGCGGCGAGGCGAAGATCGCTTTGAGCTGAGTGTCAGTATACGGGAAGATCGTCTTTTCGCTGCGATCGATATCCAGATACATGCCCTGCATGACATCTTCGGTCAGGTAGTCATGCGTGCGGAGCCATTCGGTGAAGCCGCCTAGCGCCGACAGATAGCGGTTGATCGTCTTGGGGAGGATGACCGGCTTGCCAACGATCGCGTTGTGCTCGATCACCTTAAGGAAGGACATGCCGCGAAACTCTTTGATCTCAACAGCCTTGACCGGCCAGTGAAAGAGCCTGTCCTTCCACTCCCGGACGTTCTTGCGCGTGATCTGCGATACGTGCGCTTTGCCGCCAACGAAGTCGTCAAATAGCGCGACGACCTTGCGATGCTGATCCCAGGTATCGGACTTGTTTCGACCTTGCTGTTGCCGGACGTATTTCTCCCATAGCTGCATGATTTGCTCGCCGGGCGGAGGATCAAAGACAGTGGGCGGTTTGACAATTTCGTCTTTGGGCTTGCCCGAAAAGTTGCCGCGATCGCGCTCAACAGTCCGCAACAACCCTTCAATGTCCGCGCGCTGTAACCCTTGGGCCAGCCGGCGATAGGCATCCGTGCCGGGCTCGATATCGAGCTGCCGTTTCTCAAGGACGTCGATCAGCGCATCCGCAATCGTTTTGACCTCGCCACGCGCGGCTTCAAGCTGGAGCTGTTTCAGCCGGGCGGTGCGCTTTTTGAGATCCGTGTCGAACAAATCGCGCATGTCCTCGAAAATGCGGAAGGCGACCACATTGTATTCGCCAAACTCGTCTTCGAGGTGCTGCCAGATCTTGTCGAGGTCATCGGACGTGGGGACGGTCTGCCGGAACTGCTCGTCGGCGGTCACCACCTCAAGGTAGCGGCGCCAGATAGCGTCTTGCAGCTCGGCCTCCGTCAAAGAGCGGGGCCGGCGCAGGGCTTCGAATTCGGCTTCCAGCGCATCTAGAGCAGGGCGGGATAGCCGCTTGGCTTCGCGGGGATCTGACGTGCCCAGCGACTTCCAGATCTCTTTGCGGGGCTTCCCCGGTTTGCCCATCCGGCGCTGCAGATCGACCGGGACTGCCACCCGGACATAGTAGTTTTTGCTGCCGGGGCGTTGTTGAACGTTGGTGACCAGTGCCAA